AATAGCAAGGTTGTCGAGATCCGGTCCAATACCGCAATCTTCAATTATATTTATAATAGCTTAGATGCTAGTTTTAAATAATTTGTGTATATATACCAATAATTAATCCAGCTGTAAACATTGCTAGATATCCTACTAGAGTTATTTGATCGTCTATCATTTTGTTTTTTGGTATAAGTTTTAAGTTTTTTAGTTCTTTTATTGTTTGCTTTCCTGTCATTCCTGTTTTTGTGTGTTCCCAATATTATATTTTGGACAGAGCTCCCATTGTGTTTTCTCCTTGAAGGGAATCACTTTAATTTGTCTCAATGGAGCAATATCTTTTGCTTTCTCAGGATTAACTATTGATATGAGTCCCCAATCAGCAAGTAATGTTGATATTGTGTTTCTACGTTGTATATCGTTTTCTAATAAATTAGATGGCTTACCATCTAATAAAAAGAGCTCTTTGAAATGGACGATGAAGTATCTGCCTTGCTTATGTAGTATATGACATGACTGATATAGTTTTTGGTCCTTTCGTGATGCGACTCCTATACGAGTTAATGTTTCTCTTATCTTTAAAAAGTCGTCTGGTTCGTTGAGAGTAACTTCAAGCATGCTGCTTGGAGTCCAATCCGTGATTTGTATGTTATCGTTTTCCACCTTTATAAATCCTTTGTTTCAGTTCGTTAATTTGTTCATCATTTAATAATCTTAATACGGATTTAGCCTTTTCATTACTATACCCATAATATTCTTTGATGAGATCTAAATCAGAAACTTCTGATGGCTTCATCCATTTGGACCACCTTTTCTGTTTCCTTATTATATTTATAAAAAAATCATACTGAAGGCGATTGTCTATAGTATGATGTATATTCATCTCATTTGCAAATAAAACGGTATCGTTATGATAAGAAAGTGAACGATTTATAATAAAAGCATTGTAATTTTTCTCGGCAATATCATCAACCATGATTCCTTTCTTGCCGTAAGTAATATCATTTACATAATCAAAGGGGGACATGGATTACCTCAATTTCAGCTCTTTGCAAAAACCTGATACCATCCATAGTACGATGCTTATTTGCATAATAAACAGTATTTATACCCGACTGGTATATCAGTTTTGCACAATCCAAACATGGACCCATTGTAACAAACATTACAGCACCATCACATGATTCAGGGCTTCTTGCCACCTTTGCAATTGCATTAGTTTCAGCATGAAGTACTTCTGGTTTAGTTTTAGGCATATTACCATATTCATCTGTTGTTTCACATTCATTGGTCCAACCAGACGGCATGCCATTATATCCGATAGATATAATTCGATTATCTTTTACAATTACTGCACCTACCTGTGCTCGTTTAGCTGAAGACAGTTGGCCAAAAGTGTTGGCACTCTGCATAAAGGCTTTAATCCATTTCTTTTTCATTGGTGTCTTTCTCGTCTTGAAGTTCTTTAACCTTTTCTTGCAACTCTACTATACGAGTATATGCTTTATAAAGTTGTTCATTTAAATCTGCAATTGTCTTTTCTACTGCATCAGTATGTTTCATTAGTTAAACTCCACTGCTGCCATAATTTCTGTACAACAAGCAACCATATTCAATTCGTGGTCAGCAACAAAACTATTCTTGTACTGATAGTCTGCAAGAATGAGCACTAGCTGTGGAATAGATTGTGGTTTTACATAGTCGGACATATTATCATAGATTTTACGAAAGAGTGCCGCAGGCTCCTGATCAATATTATCAGTCACCCATTGTCGCATTTGTTTGAAGTTTTTATCCTTCATTGCTGACATAAGGTTACCAATAGACACTTCGGACAGTGAAACAAGAATACCGGAATCAATTGAGCCCGAAACAGAGTATCGTTGTAGTTCATTTAAAACACGTCGCCAATCTGGCATATGTTTCATAATAAGTTCTGCAATGACACCTTGGTCATAGTCTACATTCTCAGTTTTAAGAATATCTCCGACACGCTTCATAAATGAGCCACATAGTTCTGGCATATCTTTCTTAGCAATATTAAATTCAACTACCGAGCAACGAGAATGAAGTGGCTCGATAATACGATTTTTAAAATTACAAGTCATGATGAATCGACAGTTATTACTAAACTCTTCAATGAATCCACGCAAAGCAGGTTGGGTGGATTGGGGATTCAAGTAGTCTGCCTCATCAAGAATTACCACCTTGTATCCACCCTGTAAAGATACTGTTGAAGCAAAATGTTTGATTTTATTACGAAGGGTATCAATGTTACCCTCTTCGGAACCGTTAATCAGTAAATAATCAAGTCCGAGCTGATTACATAACGCCTTGGCTACAGTTGTTTTACCGATACCAGCGGTACCTGTAAAAAGCAAATTAGGAATCTCCTCTGATTCCACAATTTTACTGAATGTTTCTTTTAGATGTTTTGGCAGTATTGTATCCGCCACTGATTGAGGTCGATACTTTTCGACCCATAGAAATTCCTGCATTATTCGGCCTCCCAACTGATTACTGTATTAACTCGAAATGAACGCCATGCATCTTTGTCTAGACACCACACAGCAATATGATCAGATTCAGGATTAACACTTTCCAATACTGTATTAACACCTGCTTCTTTTAAAAGGTCTGGGTTTAAGGTTGATTCCATATTACGAATCTCACCTGTACCGATTTTTTTGAAATTTACCCAAACTCGGCCGAGTTGTAGGGCGTTGATTAGATTTTGTACTTCACTTTTTTGCATAATATCCTCAATAATAAAAATAAGTTGGCCGGGGTGGGTTCCTCATATTGGACCGTTTGTGGGGTTACGGGTGGTCTCTTGTTTATTACTTTTGACCCAACCACCCCGGCCGTCCCCAACTTTAACCTTCCTCTTGAACGGAAGGCTCTTCAGCAACTGGTACTGAACCTTCAGGCTGGTCGCCATCTTTAGGTGCAGCGGCGTTTAAGAAAGCTACAATTCTGTTTCTCAAACCACCAATTGCCTCAAGTTCTTGGCCCTCAAAACCACCTCTACGCGATACAATATCAATGACTTGTACCATAGTAGCGATATCTTGTAGACCAAGTTGCACAGGTTCTCCTACTGGAACTTCCTGTGTTGCATTTACATCTTCTGACATAATATTCTCCATTAGCTAATTTAATATTATTTATACACCAAATGTTGAACTTTTTTCCAAAGCGATGAAGTAACTCACCGGTTTAGTTTTGTTCACCCACTTTGAAATGAGTTTTGATGAAATTTGCACATCATAGTCACCATCAATGATTTTCAGATTTGAAATGTTCATGATGAAACTGAATGTTTCCCCAGTCATATTTTCTCCAAGAGATAGCTCAAAGGTATTTGCGCTAGCATCTTTAGGGTCAAACACTTTAATGAATACACCATCATCGTTGCCGACAAAAGCAATATCCAAGTGACCGAGTACCGACGCTGCCTTTTTAGCCTTTAGAAGCTTTTCTTCGGTTAGTTCAACAGTAACCTCGGCGTTTGGCATCGTGATGTCCCTTTCAGGAGCTGTTAGGATACTAGGTTCTGCTAGGTAATAATTAACCCCTGTACCAGTACCACTAACCTTTACAGACTTATCTGCAAAGTCTAGTGTAGGATTCTCTACAAGGCCAAGGACATTTAGGAACTCATTGAGATCATAGATGCCTAAATCTTGCGGAAAGTCCTCTACAACCGAAGCTGTTGCAAGAATATTCTTGGCCTCGGAAATAGTTTTAATTTCTTGCCCAGGTTTCAAAACAATGTTCGGATTAATCGAGGCAAAGTTTTGAAGTAGAGCGATTGTTTCTTCACTTAGTTGCATAATGCGTTTCTCCATTTTTTAATATGTATATTATATCACAAAAAGCAGGGATTGTAAACCACTTTTTGCATTTATTTGCTATGAATTCGATCGTGCTCATACAGGGCAAGTAATCCATAATGTAAAACCTTCATTAGGTCCTTTCGATACTCAGCAGGAGTATCACCTTTCTTCCCATAACGAGCATTATACTTATCTACATTTCCTAGAAAGAATCCTAGTCCATGGCCTCTATCAATGATGACCTCACTTGATTGGAGTCCACCTTGACCATAATGAGCGTTATAAGTTGAATCTATGTACGAATGGAGCTCTTCAATTAGAGCCCCTTCGTTAAATTTGTAATCTGGATTAGAAGTCGATTTGTTCTTCATTGCTTTCCTCTGTTGTATTGTTAGTAATTACACCATCATCGACCTTAGTGTAAAGATCAAGGAAGGCAGCTTTTGTATCATCATCAAACCTTGCGATACAAAGGTCAATAGACTTCATCTTGTCTCCAAAGATAGAGTAAGTCTGAACAATGTGACACAACCTTCTGGTTGAAATGACCTCATCGACTCCATCATCATAGAAAGTCTTTCTGATAATGTCAGCCCATGTAACCAACTTGTCAGCGAACTCTATATCGGTCTTGCCGAACTTGACCATATGTTTACCAACAATTTTCTTTTCAATGGCCATTGAAGGGAATTTCTGATCAATTGCAACAGTAAACCTTTCAAGGAATGCATCATCAATAATAGAAGCAGCGGTAAACCTACCATCTTCACTTCCCTTACCTTTGGTATTGGCAGTTGCGATTACATTAAATCCAGACGCCGGAGAAATCGTTTCCCCTGTCTTTTTAACCACAACAGGTTTGCCTTCAAGTATACCTTGCAAACACATAATTTTATTTGTAGCTCTATCAATTTCATCGAGCAGTAGAATTGCACCGTTCTCCATTGCTTTGAGTACCGGGCCTTTAGAGAATACAGTTTCTCCATTAATAAGTCTGAATCCACCAAGTAAATCGTCCTCGTCTGTTTCTGGGTTAATCTGAACCCTAATAAATTCTCTGTTTAATTTGGCTGCCGCTTGTTCAACCATGAAGGTTTTACCGTTACCAGATAAACCAGAAACATAAACTGGGTAAAACATTTCAGACTTGATGATTTTAACTACATCAGAGAATGAACCCCATGGAACAAATGTTGGGTCAACTTTTGCCATAGACTTCTCTTGGTTAACAATCGACTGCATAGACAGAGCTGTATTAGTCTGCGTAGTGTTTGATTCAGTGATGGTTTCCTTTAGGGGAATAATCATTGCACTGAGATCGTATGTACCGATTTTTACCCTTTTCTCTGCATCGCAAAGTGGGTACCAATCAGAACCTTTGTAGCCAAGAGATTCAGCAGTAGAAACAATCAGGTTCTTCCTGAACTCTGTTTGGTCTGGATATTGTTCTGCCAATTTCTTGACGATATTCTGTGTTGAAATTTTCACGTTATTCATAATAAAATCACTCCTTTTAATAATTTATATATGTATTATATCACAATGAGCACAGATGTAAACACGCTAAGTAAAAATAATTGCATTTTTTTTATATTTTTTTGTTATAATAGCGTGTTTTCTTATAACCACTAGGCAACTGCCCTACCGAATTTGGTCATTAACACCTTGTTTACTTTCTTACCTTTGGCGTGTTTCCTAAAGGCAGAACCAATCTGACCCTTGGAAGCATCTGAATCAATCTCAAATTCTTCAGATTGGGCAGCTAGAGCCTTACCAGATTTGACCATGTAGTAATCATCATAGCCATAGATGTTTTCAACATGTACACACTTATTGTTTCTGTACTCTTTAGCATAGTCGGACTTAGCTTCTTCCCAGTATATGTCTTGATCCCAGGCAATGTTCTTTAGTCTCCACTTCCAATCTGAACCTTCGGCCATAAAGAATCCGATGTTTTTAGTACCATGTAATTTCTGAATGTGATTCAGGATTGCAGTGGTAACGGCCTTAGAGCCTTGAGATTCAGAAGAACACCACTTGCCGCCGATGTTGATTTTAACACCTGACCTTCTATCAACAAATGCGTCTGCTTTATCATCGGACATTACATGAGCTCTATTAGCATCTCCATCAGTAAATGTTAAGAAATTCATTTTCTGAACTTGATGTTTCTGCCTAAAGTTTTTAATGAGGCCTTCAGCAACCATAAGAGCTTGATTAAGTGGAGTTGAACCCCAGTCCTCTTCTCTAGCTTTGATAGAGTCCTCCCAGTAACCATTGGTAGGCTTGACTCTTTGGTATAACCATTTCAAGGCTTCAATAAAGTCAGATTTCTTTAGGTCAGATGAGATCACAAGAGGCATAGACAACTCGTCCATATCTATATGACCAGGCATTTTGGCCATTTCTCTCCACTCAAACTTAGGGTTGGTTGAAGTGAATCCGTAAACCTCAAATGGAATGTTTACTGCCTTACAGAACATAACTGTGTGAATCACTTGGTCCATTACATATTTCATTGAACTAGACATTGAACCAGAGTAATCAATGAGCATCATCATACCGTGAGATTTAGCATCAGCAAGTTTAGTTGCCTTTAGGAAAATATCATCATTAGTCTTGTATGACCACAGTTTGTTGACATTAATCTGACCAGTTTTAGCTGTAGTAGCTCTTTGATATTGGTAAGCAGCTTTTCTTTGTTCAAACTCTTTAACAGCAAAGTTTACTGATTTTTTTACACCATTAATATATTCCTTAAAACCATGTTCAGGTGTATCCCACTTTGCATAGAGTTCTTGGTCATACACACTCTCTTCTAGTTTCTTCTGTCTTGAAACAGTCAGTTCCTCATATGAGATAACAGCCTTCTTAGCAACTTCTTTATTAATAGAATCAATTACCAAGACTTGGCCGTTCTTTTCATCTGTATCGAGCAATGAACTCTCTTTGGCTCTGAAAGCAACATCTGTTACAGAAATATCATCTTGATGTTCAGGTTCGGCGGAGGCAACAGGTCCCCAAGTTTCTTCGGAATCCTCTTCCTCTTCATCGCCGTCAGAATTAGGACTAGATGATTTTGACTCCTCTTGATTTTCTTCCTCTTGAGAATCATCTTCTATATCAT